AATACAGGCTCGTAGCGGACGCGAGCAATGCCGCGCCCAACCAACAACGCGTCGTGGACGACCGACTGCATGACACGGTCAAAACCCTCCGTTTCCATCGTGTATTCAGATGCGCGCGTCAGTAGTTCGCTGATCGCCTTCGCTAGCGGGTCCTTGTCGAAGAAACGTCGGCGAATGTCAGGACGCGGCGTGCGGTTGTACAGGGCTGGCGACAGCGTCTCGACGTTCGACCACAGGATATTGAACGTCTCATGCTGTTTGTTCCCCTGCAGGTCAACGCCGTCATCACTGCGGTATTTCGTGATGATCTTTCCGGCACGGATGCGCCACTGTTTTTCAGCCTTGTCAGCCTGGTTGATGCGGTCGAGCCACTTTCCGGCCGAAATCGCCATTTCAGACCCCGTCACCGATGGTTGCGTAGAGCGTGGAGCCGGTTGCCGCCGCAATGACGCTCAATGTCGTGATGCCGCCTGGCAGCGTGAAAACCTCGACGCTGTTTGCTAGGACGGGCATCGACGTGGTGACGCTGGATGTCACCGTTCCAAGCGCAACGAACACGGTCTGCGTGCCGATGTTAGCCAGCCGCAAGGATCGTGTTTGCGCCCCGCCATTGGGCGACAGCGTCATGGTCTGGTTTGCCGCCGTAACGGCCAGTGCGGTCGTGCTGGCTGCGGTAGGAGCGGGCTGAAACGGTTGCATGGTTGACTCCGGTCAGTAGTTCGACGCACGACGGCGCGCCATGTTCATCAATTGCGAAAATGTCTGTTGTTCGGGGAAAACCGGCTTGGGCGGCTCTTTCGGGGCCATTTCCTGCCGCCACACCAGCGCCAAATAGCGCAATGCGTCGGCGTAATGACTTGTCCAGTCGTGCTTGGGCCTGTCGGTAAACATTTTCCGGCTATCATCCCACTCGCGTTGATACTGAGATATTGCCGACAGCATATCATCGCATTGGCTGCTTATCCACAGGTGCGGGAAAGTCTTGCGCGTGGCCTGGATGCCGTCCTGCAAGCTCAGCTCGGGGATGATGCGGGTATTCCACCCCAGCGCCCGGAATTGCTCCTCGGCGCTGCGGCCCGTCTGCATGGATTTGGCCCGCGCATCGTGCGGCAGCCACAGGTATTGCCCGTACTTGTACGGTTTGGCGCGCATGACCTCGCTGTAGTGCGCGATCGTCTGGCCGTGCGTGGCGTATGCGTCAATGATGCGCACCTCACCGGCCGCCACCTGGAAAAACAGTATCGCCGTATCATCAGACCATCCCATGTCCATGACCGCGTGCACTGGCAATTCCGGGTCATGCGGCACGGTTGTTATCCTGCCCTGCTGCTCTGCGTCTCGCAGTTCTGCGCCGTAGATGGCCCCAAGGATCGCGGCTTCGAACGATGTCAGGAACTCCTGCTCAAACATCGCGTTGCCCATGTCCAAGCCAAACTCATCGACGTATGACGCGCGTTCCTTTTCCAGTTCCTCCGGCGTAAACACCCCGGATTCCAGCGCCGTCAGCCGCTCGGCAAATGCGTCCGGGTTGTTGCGTGCGGCGTTGAACGTGTTGAATGCGTGGTTTTTACCGCGCGGCGTCGTGATGAATATCTGCCAGCCGCGAGACTCGGCAATGATCGGTCGCAGGTATGCCCGTGCCGCCGGATTTGCCAGCGCCCACTCCGAGTAGACGATTCCGCCCAGGGCTGCGCCGACCAGGCTGTTGAAGTTATCGCTGCCGACGACCTGCCAGACCGAGCCATTGATAAACTCGATCATCATTTCGTTCTCTAGCGTGCGCTTGCGTATTTCGCGAGGAAATGCCTCGTCTATCCGCCGCCTGCCCGTGTGCGGGTTGACCGACATCCAGATGGCCTTTCGGGCCTGCTCTTTCTGCGGGAGCATGTGCCAGTAGACAGCCGGACGCTGTAGCGCGGCGATGGCAGTCCAGTGCAGGCATATTTCGTCTTTTCCGTGGCGGCGTGGCCAGATCAATTCGACGTGACGACCGCCGCCCTCCAGATATGACCAGGCCCTGAGTTGGTAGCCGCGCGGTTTCCAGCCGTTAGCCGGAAGCCTGATCCGGGCCAAACTTGACCACCTCGATGACAAGCGGGCCGCCACCGGCGCCGGTATGCTCGTTCTGGATTTTGTCGCCGTACCGCTTTGGAGCGACGCGAGCGGTTTCCCATTTGATGTTGTCGCACAGCAGCTTTGCGCGGGCTACATCCTCAACGGTTTCGGCGATGTTTTGCATTTCGGCGACACGGGCTTCGGCGTATTCCTCTCTGGCGCGCGCGTGCATGTCCCCCAGGCCTTCGCGGTCAATCGCAACATAAAGCTTGCTTCTGGTTATTCCAAGCTCCTTGCACGACTGAACAATCGGAACGCCATCGGAAAGCAGCGCCAGAACGTGAATGGCTTCCTCACGTGTGGCCATCACTCCCTCCCAAAATAATTCTTTGCCGCATCACTCAGCGTGTCAGCGCCGATATACCCGAGCGCGCACACAAACGTAATTGCGGCATTGTTGGCGACATCGCCAGGAAACCCCAGGCGCGACTCAAAAACATAGCGGGCTACTGGATGCAGGACGGTTGCGACCATCCCGAAAATAACGCCCTCGATCAGTCGAGCGGGCCAGCGTTTCCGGCCCTGATACCACCCGCGCAGAACGACGATGGCAAACGTCATCACCGGCACCAGCATCATCCGGCACAACTCATCAACCGCCGACTCAAACGACCGCGCTTTCACGCTGTCACCGCCTGCGGTGGTAACCACGCAGCTATCAGCATCACGGTTGTTGATACCAGCACGACAAATATCAGTTTCATTCATGGCGCTCCCTCAATGCGATGCCGAGCGCGCAAAACGCGATGCCCAGCATCATCAGCAGGTCGTTTGCAGGTGGCATGAGTGCGATACCGATGATCATCGCCCCGAGACTGCCCCAGGATGACGGCTCCTTGAATCTGGATCTGCGGACTGGCTTCATTTTGTCATCACCGGGCAAAGCTTGAGCGTGACCTCTGGACAGACCGGGATTTGCATGGTGGCGCACCCGGTCAGCAACAGGCAGATGATAGCGGTTTTCATGTTTGCGCGCTCCACCAGGATTTTACATCAAAACACGGGCACTCCTTCAGCCAATCGCGGCTGTCAATTTTCCCGTCCTTGTTCGTGTCGCCGAAAAAGTCTCTATGGCCTTGAATGATGGCCTTCGGATATTTGCCGTGAAGGCTCAGCAGCAGGTTTTTGAGGGAAGTGAGTTGGTCTTGCGTGAAATTATTCTTTGCCTTGCCATCAGCATCAATGCCGCCGATTAGGCAGATTCCCAGGCTATCGCGATTGTGTCCTTCGACATGCGCGCCCATCTTGTCTTCAGGTCGTCCACGCTCAATCGTGCCGTCGCGCTTGATGACGTAGTGATAACCGACGCAGGCAAAACCACGATCAACGTGCATCCGGTGGATTTCGCGAACGCCCATGATGGCGGTTGGACGAGTAGCGGAACAGTGGACAGCGACGAACTTGACACCAGCCAATGCAGCCAGCTTGCCGAGCGGTAACGCAATGGGGCAAGGAGATATCTGCATGATGGCCTCGAAGAAAAAACCCGGCGGTCTACCGGGAAGGGGGATGGTGGGATATTAGACCTCGTCTTTGTTGGTTTGCAAGCCTGTACTCTCCATGTCGCTGATGAACGGCGTCCCCATGCCAATCCAACGACACCCGCACATGGCAATCGGACAGGTGTCGTATCCTGGGCATTCCTGCTCATCACTGGAAAACAGTTCGGACTGCATCAACTCAACACCGGCCGACATGTCACGCGCGCAAAGTACCATTTCCGGCCTGCAATCCGTTCGTTGAGCCGGTGGTACATCTCGGCGGTAAAATCAGTCGGCATCGCCTTGTTTGCCCTGAAATCAATTACATCCTCACGGATGACATCGCCGTCTTCGTACCGGATCACCGCTGAAACCTTCCAGTTGCGCGGTTTGGTGCAGTATTTCGCGCAACCGTTTTCATGCCTGACCGCGCCGTCAATGCCGGATGGCAGGACGGTAAACGCCGCGAACGGCTGGCGCTGTAGTGGTTTTTTCATTCCAAAATCTCCCAAACGCTCACAACAATTTTCCCGCCGGTCACGATCTCGCCGGAGTTCACAACATGCAGGTCGTGAATCTGGCTGTCGTCCAGCATCACCCCGGCGGCAACCAGGCCATCCAAAACGCCTTTCAGCAGGTTATCCAAGTCTCTAACCTTACGATCAGGGAAAAATACCGTCAGCAACACTCCTAATCGCCCGATTACGGCATTTTTTCGCCTTGCCAATAGCTTCATAGCCGCGATGAACTGAAGCGCCTTCTCCGACTTCCTGCGGCCTCGTACAATTTTCCCTCGTTTTTTGTAGACGCACGGTTCCCAGTAGTGGTTTACGCTGGGTGGGTAGGGGAGTTCAACGCAATCGAGAATCATCATTGCGGTTTCCCCCAGTAGACGCGGCGTACGGCTCCTGCCCGGTATGCGTCCATCGCCGCTTGCGGACTGACCTTGTTACGCTTGACGTACTCCTTCACGCAAAAATACTTCAGCCCGTGATCCCTGCAATGCTGCAACAGCGAGGCGTTTTTCCCCTCGTAGTCGATGTTTCGCGCCGGTTGCTTGACGATGCCATTGCGGATGAACATGCGGACAGCGCCTTGATGCGTCATTCCAGTTATCGCGCCGATGACCTCCCATTTCCCGCCGGATGCTTCGATCAGCTCATGCAGCACCTGATCAATCGGTTTCCCGGTGCGCGCCGACTCTCGACGCTCCCATGATGTCCTCAGTTTTTTCATTTTCCACCCCCGTTATCAATCAGGGTCAGCGCCCTGATCTTGATTTCATCAGCCCATTCCGGCGACTGCGCCCTGACCCACTGCATTGCCTCTTTGCCGCCATCCCTGACGCACTCGGCCCGATACTGGAGCCACAACTCGCGCCCGACCGCGCAATACCGGCCGGACATTGGGTGGCAGCAGGTGACGCCAACGACGGAGGCGTGATTCAGCAGGGCTGCGTGGGCTGTGGTCATGCTTTCTCCCCCATTGCTCGCTCAATCCCACAATCCCCCATGCACTCCGTTTTCCGCTCTACGGTTGGCATATCGAGCCATGGCTGCGAAAGCGCACGGCGCACATCAGCCCAGAATTTCTGACTCTGGATCTTCTCGGTCGCCGGAATACCCGCTAGCCTCATCTGCTCAAACATTTCTTCGCGATCCTCAAGAAACGCATCGGGATGGATGGAATACCCGATAACCCGCTCAGCTTCTTTTGCCTCAAGCCAAAGCCAGGGCAGCAGGCAGTAAATTACATACCAGTGCTGCCATCCCGCTTTGAGGCATCCCATGCAGTTTGCGTGGTTGAAAACGCCGTATTGCAACGGGGGGGCAATACCAACCTGCATGGTTTTTGAGATAGTCCGTTCGCGCCAGGTTGCCAGCGGGAAATCAACCGCAAACCCGTCAGCGCCCATTGCTGCCGACCGACGAGTGATCCGCGCTGTTTCATGGGAATCCATCCCGTAATAACAAACATCGCCTGACTGATAATTTTCGCGCAGCCACTTATAAAACGGGTCGGTCTTGAGTCGGTGTGTGCATAGGATTGTTCGGTTGTTCGGGTTTACCCATGTCTTAGCCTGGACGCAGACAGTAATCGGCGTCGCCGTCTCGTAATGCTCGTGATTGGCATAGGTAATGGGTATGCACAGGTAGTCCGCAATCTGCTGCTTGAACCGCTTCACGTCCGGTAACTCAACGCGGCTGCTGATGTCGTGGTTAAGCAAAATTGTGTTTTCAGCACCGAACCGGCGCGCCACCTCTATCGCAACAATCCCGGATGAGTGGCCGCCACTAAAGCAGACAATGTGTTTCATGCTGCCTCCTCCAGCGCATCCAGAATCAACCGCAACGCCTCCGCCCGGACCTCCGCAAACCACATCTTGTCGCCCAGATGCCGCATCAGCCTGCCGACATCCGCCTGCGCCGGAATCGCTGTATCGTAAAACTCGACGCCGTCACGCCGGAAAATCAGGTATTCGCCGTCGCGCTCAACTGTCACCATGATCCAGACCCCCCTTCGATGTTCTTGAACCGGAAACACCCGCCGTCAAACACTGTGCGGACAACGCCGATTTCACCGTTTCGGCTTTTGGTGATGATCAACTCGGCGGTTCCCTTGTCCTGACTGTCAGGGTTGTAGACCTCATCCCGATACGGCATCAGCACCACGTCGGCGTCCTGTTCGATTTCGCCGGAATCGCGCAGGTCGGACATCATGGGTCGCTTGTTCGGCCGCATTTCGACGCGCTTTGATAGTTGGGACAGCATCAAAAACGGGCACTTGTATTCCTTAGCAAGATCCTTCGCGGCTCCGGAGCAAGCGCCTATCTCCCGGTTTCGGTTGTCACCGTATCCGGCCGCGTGCATTTTTTGCAGGTAGTCGGCCATGATCATCATGACCCCTCCATATTCGCGCTTAATGCGACGTAGGAAGGCAGACATTTTTTCGGGAGTCAGTCCGCCCTTGTCGCAGATGATCAGGTTCGACCGGCCGATAATTGCCATAGCGTTTGCGGCCTTGGTCCACTCGGTTTCGTTCATTTTCCCGCGTTTGGTAGTTTGGTGCGGAACACCGGAGATAGACGCCACCAAGCGGTCAGTCAATTGCGCCTGCGGCTGCTCCATCGAAAACACGACAATCGGCAGTCCTCCGTCGCGCATGTTGTGCTGGCAGAAATTCATCGCAAGGGTGGTCTTTCCCATACTCGGTCGCGCAGCGATGATGACAAGATCCCCAGGCTGGAATCCGTCCGTCATTTCGTCCAGCTTGGTGATGCCGCTCGGGATGCCTGATAGCTGACCAGGCTTCCGCTCACCTGCTTTCTCGATGCGCTCGGCCGCCTGCAAGGCCATTTCCCGGCCAGTTACGCATGGAAGTGCGTCTTGGCCTGCCCCGCCGTCGATAATTCCTAGAATCGCCTTCTCTGCGGTTTGCAGCATGTGTTCCGTGTCGTGTCCTCCTTCCTGGACCATGTCCATGATGTTTTCAGCGGCAACCAGCAGGCTGCGCTGGATGGAATACTCGCGGATACGACCAGCGTATGCCGCAGCGTTGACAGAGCTGGCCGGTGAGTTGCGAATGATGTCGCTCAGGTAGTCCTCACCTCCGGACCGGTCCAGCAGGTTGTAGGACCGCAGGGCATCCAGGACCGTCAGCGGGTCAACCGGCTTTCCTGCCCGGTACATCCGGCCGACGGCTTCAAAAATGGCGCGATGGCGCGGCGAGTAAAAATCTTCCTTGTCCAGTAAGTGCGACACTTCGTCCCATGCTTCAGGTTCGCTCATGATGCTGGCGATTACGGCCTGCTCGATGCTTAAGCTGTAGGGTGGTTTCTTGCCTTCCTCGATGCTCATCCCAAAAGCTCCTTGACCTGACCCATGTATTTCCTGGCATTTGCTGCGGTTTCCTCCGTGCGATCAGGCAATACCGGTGGCTGGTATTCGCGCAGCATGGGCGCGTTCTCGACATGACCGCCGTAAGTGCCGTGAGTGCCGTTTTTAGGCGCGTTCGTGCTTTCGCGCTTGCACCATGTCACCAATGCAGCCTCCCACTTGTTTTGTGGCTTGCTGGTTCCGTTGTGATGAATCACGAACTTGGCAAGGATTTCGTCTGTCAGGCGGTCAGCCTTCATCCCTGCGCGCATCATCAACGCCGGGAACTGCTCGCCTGGTTGCCAATCGGTAGTCATGGTGATCGGTTGGTTGGCGTTTTCGTGTCTAGTGACTCGATCCAGATAGGCTTGGCCGTCAGCAGTAGCAGGGCGAGCATCGCCTACTGCTGTAGTCTTTGAGGTAGTCTCTGGTAGTCTTTGTATAACGGATTGCGCTTTTGTCGTTTCGACGGATTGCGCTTTTGTCGTTTCCCGAAATGCGCTTTTGTCGTTTCGGGGATTGCGCTTTTCGCAGTTCGCCAACAACGCATCAAGTACGCCCATGTCGATGCGAAAATAGATGCGATGCTCAAGCCGTTTTTCAGTCTCAATCAGCACCCCGCAATCGCGCAGCTTCTCGCGGGCGTTGGTCTGCTCACGGTACGTCAGCCCGGTTTCCTGTTGGATTTCATCAGAGCTTTTGTAGACTCCGATCTGGGAATCGGTCTTGTCTTGCCAGTAGAAAATCTGGCCAAAAAAAAGAACAGCATTGACCGAACCAAGAACAGGGACAAGTCCAGGATGAAAGGCTATAGGGCTGCCAATTGCGTGCAAAAGTGTCGATCTGTTCATGTAGAAGCCTCACCATGTGATTCGGTGAATCCGTGTTTGGCGCGAAATGCTTTAACGGCGGCGGATGCTTCGTGGATGCAGGTGAATAAGCCGACGGCTCGATATCGTCCGTCGATCTTGGCTCTCGCCTGCCATTTCCCTTTTGTTTTATGCCAGCATACGCCGGTTACACCGGATGTATTATTCCGCAGCATGGTCAAGTTGCGATGGTTAATCGCGCTGGGAACGTCGCGGAGATTTGATATTCGGTTGTCGGCGCGATTGCGGTTGATGTGGTCTATCTCGCCGTCCGGAAGCTTGCCATGAACGATAAGCCATGCAAGGCGATGTGCCTTAAGCCGGTTCAGCTTCCCTTCGTGGCTGAAGCCGATAATCTGATAGCCGTGATAGTCGATGCTTCCGCACTCGCGTCCAGCAAACTGGGCATTGAAAGCCTTGTCCCAGCGTGTTATCTCTTCGCGGCGCTTCCATGTGACGACTCCGGTTTCCGGGTCGTAGGTGACTTGCGCGGCAAGCGCTTTATAGGATTTGTATTTTTCGTTCATGGTGAACTCAGAAAAAAACCGCTTTGTGTTGTGCCATTGGCAGGCTAGGGCCGAACGGAATGGTAAATCCGGCAATAGCACATGGCACAAACAAAGCGGTCTCATGTCTGCACCATTCCTCTTCGTGTACGGTTTTCCTGCCAAGGTCTGCCGCACAACGCAATTTTACCACATCATCAATATCCACAACAACGAAAACACCGGCCAGATAGCCCACATCGCGTACGCAAGGAACGATACTCCGAGTGCAAAAATGGCAATGTTTTCTGGTTTTTGCATGATGCCGTCCTTGTTTTGAGTCGCCGGTCTTTCCCGGCCGCCATGCTTGATTCACCACTCCCCACCCGTCGGCAGGGCGATATCCGTTTGCCGTCGCAAGCGGCGTCAGATCGCGATTTGCGGTCGGTTTCCCGATCCCGTGCGGTGCTTTTATTTTCAAGCCGCCAAACGCCAAGCTTGGCGTTCAACCGGATTAAATGGCACCAGTTCAACGCCGTTGCGCTCGGCGGGAAACTTGCCAAACACTACGGCTATCGCCTTAGTGTGTCGGCGGATCAGTTCTTGCCGCCATGCCTTGGAAAAAGGTTTGGGACCCATGGTTTTTCTCCTGTTGTTAAGTTCATGTTGTTGCAGCGGCTGGTTCGCCAGCTGGCCCGGTTCTCAAGGCGGGCAGAGGATGAGTCAAACGGATTTCTCCGACTCGCTGCAACCGGATGGGCACTGCGACCGGGTTTCTCCCAATCCAGACAATGCCCATGCGGTTGAAGTGTTGCGGTGGCCGGATGCGATCCCGGCATGACGGAAACAGCACTTGTTCAATTGTTTTGGCCGCATACCACACGGCACAGCCGTCTTGTTCCGCTCTACACCTCGCAGCGTCTAAGCGTGTCGCCCACCATTCACCGCAACCATCAGCACCCTGTTGCGCTCCCCGAAAACCCACGAGGCAAGGCGCTGATGGTTGAAGTGTTGCAATCCCCCGCAAATCACGGCGCACAATTCTGCGGTCGGGAAACGTCATTCCGCAGGATCTAGGGACAGCTCTCCGTTTCCGGCATATTTCCCAGCCCATCGGATTGCAACGATCAGCACCCTGTTCCCGGTTGCCGGAGAGCGACTCCCTTGAGCCTGGGCGTAGCAAGGCGCTGATGGTTGGGCTGGTTACGCCAGCCACTCGCATCTGATCGACCCGGCGATGACTCCGGCTTAGGGTGAACCCGTCTGACTCATTGCATACCTTATCCCGACGCCCGCCTTCCAGCTAAAACGTCAGACCCTCATCCCTGAGCCGATGAGCTACCGGCTCCTGTTGCAACACAAACAACCTAATGCGTCAATTTTGCATCAAAACAAACTGATTTGCGACACAGATTCTGCGTCCGCAAGGTTTTGCGCGGCAATCTTAAAATATGACTCCTTCAGTTCTGTTCCGATAAACTTGCGCCCCATTTGCAGTGCGACGTAACCCTCGCTGCCAATGCCGGTAAACGGGCTGAAAACAACATCATCATCAGCCGTCCACAATTGCATGGCGCGCTCAATCACGTCCAATTGCAA